GTAATTTTCTCTGCAGGTCCTAATGGACCCATATCAACTTTAAATTACTATAAAGATATCGCGGCCTTACATGGCCACGGTCTTTTAGAAATTGTAAAGCAATACATAGCAGCCACTGGAGGAGCATCTAAGATACCTGAGATCTTCAAGTCACTTCATACATCGGTTCCAAAACCGATATTGTATAAAACAACTTCTGATCCGAAGGAATCTGCGATGTTCTACTATGAACAAGAGCTGAAATTTTCAGCCGATGGTACCATAGCAAAACTCCGAAAAGGTAAAGAGAATTTGCCTTGGGCATGGGATGCATTAATGCCCCATATCTATGACGGTACCCACATTGGTAAATTAGCTATCAAACATGAAGCAGCTGGAAAAGTAAGAATTTTTGCAATGCTAGACAGTGTCACACAAGCAGTTTTAAAACCGCTTCATGACATGATCTTTGCATTTCTTAAAACCTTACCTTCTGATGCCACATTTGATCAAGAAGGAGTTCTTTCTAATTTTATAGAATCTAATCTTGGCAAAAACTTTTGGTCTTATGACCTAAGTTCCGCTACTGATAACATTCCATATCAATTATATGAACCGATTCTTTCTTATGTGATCGGAGATCCTGCAGCCCAGTTATGGGTGCAGTTATTTCAACGACCCTTTTTGATGCCTAAAGCCTTTTGGCCAACACCTATCTCGCCCTACTGGGTTCGATATGTTCGAGGTCAGCCGATGGGGGCGTACTCATCATGGGCAATGTTAGCTTTAGTTCATCATCTTATAATTGGGCTTGCCCATTATAGATTGACTAAAGAAGTAGCATTGCCTTTTGGACAATATTTGGTTTTAGGTGATGATATCACAATATCAGATCCTTTACTCGCGGAATCATATAAACAAGTTTGCGATGATTTTGAAATTCCAATTGGAATCGCTAAATCGTTTGTTAACTCAAATATATGTAATTTTGCAAGTCAAGTCTATCTCAATACCGGACAGAACATCTCTCCAGTATCTCTTAAAGAAATACTGCAGAGTAAGACTATTCCGGCTAGAATAGAGTTTGCCAGAAGACTAGTAGCGAGAGGATATATTTCGGAAAAGAAAATTAGTATTTTTCGGAGTATCTATTCTCCTGATAGTTGGATGGCAGAGACCAAATATTTGACTAAAGGGACTCTTTCACCTTTTGGTAAAAGAGTTGCGAGTGCGATTGTCCAACCTAACGGTGAGACAAACAGCTCTGTAGAGATGCTGATGGAATCATTGATGCCATCGGTCAATACTCTAACTCGACCTTTAACGTCAAAAACCTTTGATTTTTCGTATAATACGATGATCTTAGGTATGCCAATGAGGTACCCCCAAACAGCGCCTATCGAGACAAAAGTGGTTTTAAATTTAGTTCAAATTCTCCAAGATAAGATCAGATCTTACATGGATGATTCTGTAACTAAGTTAAGAACCTATTGTCTCTATATTATGGAACCACATCTAATTCCCATTACTGACTCACCTGATGAGGTGGATCAATTTAATGAAGATTTAGAGTCATTTATTTATTATAATAAAGATGATCCTAATCATCCTTTATCA